TTAAAAAACCCAAAACTTGCACAGTTGAGAAATGTATGAGCCAAATTATAATGAGTAACTTTACATGGGAAGTGTGTAAGGTATGTATGCATAATAAGAAGGATTAGAGATGGCAACAATATGTGGTTATAATTTATTTGGTAATGAAATAGTGTATTATAACGAAACAAAGGAAATACCACTAAAGAGTGGTACTTCTATTCGTATGCACACATTGGAATATATTAACTGGATGGATGCTAAACTATCCAAACTCCAGTCAGATAAAGCGGATTTGGTGGACTTTATCAAAACCCATGAATGTAATATATGTGGTCATTATGTGAAAGACAAGTGCGAAAAGTACGATAGTTTTGAATGTCATGCTTACGACGTAATATATAAACACAAGACAAGTGATGATATACCTAAAGATATTAAGAAAATTAGTGATAAAGATTTCGACGGATTAGTAGTTGATATGAAAACAACATCTAAAAAGCTAAATCTAAAGCTTAATAAATCTAAGTTAGAACCAAGTGACGGTATACACCTTGACGGCTCTATATACAAAGACGGTGTATGCTTAGACCACAATAGAGGTGGTAACGTTATATTTAGTGATGATTTATAAAGTAAGGGAGGATGATATGAATGCTCAGATTAATCTTATATATGACTGTACCAAAAAGAAATACTATGTTGGTAAACAAGAAATCACAGTAGATATTTTTATAAGGTTAGTAAGTAGATGTTTTTACAAAGTTAGTCAGTAAGGGTGAATGATATGAAAAAGCATTATAAATAGGTTTTAAAAAAAATCCTGCCTAGATTGTAGGCTATAAACCATACTTTGTAAAATAGGTCTGGGAGAAAAAATTAACACAAAAAACGGAAGCCGTACTGCCTCCTCCTATCAGCAATGATTGGTAGTACGGTTTTTTTAAGGGATGAGGGTAGACATGAACGATAAAATAAATATTATATTAGGTGCCGGAGAAGTTGGATCAGTTTTAAAAGAAAGCCTTCATGGAGCACCTAAAACATATGATAAAGGTCAATGGGAAGGTGAAACACATATTGAATGTGATTACCTACATATAGCTATACCATATACTGAAAACTTTAAGAGAATATACGAAGAAGCTGAAAAGATATTTTCACCAGATATTATAGTTATTCACTCAACAGTTAAACCAGGTACTTCAAAAGATTTACAGTGCTTATTTTCTCCGGTAATGGGTAGACATGAAGACGATTTTATAAATAATGTTCGTGTGTATCGCAAAATGTTTGCCGGTGATAAAAAGCAGTACAATGAGATAAAAGGTCAATTTAAACTAGAGTGCGAATACTGGAATGAAAATACATCTGAGCTAGAGTATTCAAAAGTAATGTCAACTACTCGCATGTACTGGGATCTGATATTTAATAAAGAAATTGCCCGTGAATGTAAAAAATACGGTTTTGAGTTTAATAATGTTTATGCAAGATGGACAGATAATTATAATGCAGGTATTGAGCTAAAACATTGGAATTGGAAACGGCCAATATATACAGAAATGATAGACAAATTTCCCGGTGGACACTGTCTCCGCCCGAATATACATCTAGCAGATAACGAAATTACCATGATAATTAAGGCATGGGAAAAAGATATAGCTTACATTGTGAGCAAAAAAACAACAACAGGGGAATAAATGAAAACAGAATATGAGATAATAACAGGACAAAACATCAAGAGACTTGAAAACGGATCTATAATCCATAGATATAGCCATGTTGTAAAGGGTGCCGAGATTGGCGAAAACGTAATGATAGCAGAACATTGTTATATCGGTGGCTCTGCCATAATAGGTGATAACTCAAGGATACAAAATCATGTCTCAGTATTTGACGGCGTAGAGATAGGTAAGAATGTATTTATAGCTCCAAAGGTATGTTTTACTAACCACCACAACCCACAGGATAGGCTAACACGCAAGGAAACAGATGAGTTTATCCCAGATAAAATAATCGTAGAGGATAACGCAACCATATGCGCTAATGCCACTATAATAGCACCTTGTGTAATAGGTGAGGGTGCCAGGATAGGAGCTGCGTCCGTTGTACTAACGGGTATACTAGCTAAAGAGCAAAAGAATGGCCTTATCAAGAAGCGGGGAAAGCAAGAAACTTCTAAAAAGAAAGTAGCAAGGCGTAAGAAGAAATGAAAACTGTTTCAAAAAATTTTAACAATCTAGACAATAACATATTCTTATTAATACATGAAGGAGCGCAGTATATGTCACTTAATGATGTATTAAGAATATTAAAAAGAATGGACAGTAATAAAATTGATACTAAATCAGCTATTAAAGATATTGAAGGCTTAATGATAGAGTATATATATCATGATAATACCATTTAGTAAGCTAACCAGCCAACGATTAAGCCAACGCCAAACATATACCCTTACAAGGGCGTTAAGAGAAGACCATAAAGATAGCTTTATACTGAGGCTATTATTCAAGATACTAATACCAAAGCGGTGTTTATTAGGTAATAAGGGGAAATGAATGAAAACAATAACATTAGATAATTGCAAAATAAGAATTGAACATATAGTTTATTTAACAATGAAACCAATGAGGTACATGGAATTTGAAAAAGTATCGGACAAATGGGGCGTCAATATAATTTTATTAAAAGCAGGTAGTATGACCTTCAAATGTGAAAGCCGTGCCGCAGCCGAAAAAGCTATTATTGAAATAGAATGTTTGATGGACTATGGTGGCAATAATGGGTAATAAATAATACTTGCATAATACAACTAAATAGTTTATAATGTAGGTATACGTAATAGGGGCGGGCTAGCCATAACGGTTTGGTTGAGCCCACCTCTCACATTAATAGGAACAAGAAATGAAACTAACAATTGAGAAAGGTATGATAGTCAAAATTGAACAATGCCTAGAATTAGATTCTAGTATAAAATTAGGAGATGAACTAATAGTTCCTGTAAGTGTATTTGAAGTAGTGTCTGTAGCAAATGACTATCAAATGCATAAAACAACTATAGAGGCCAAGTTAAAATAAATGAATTATTTATTAGCTAATATATATATGATGGTCAGTGGCGCGGGGCTATGGAAGAAACACACCTCAACTGGGGAGAATGTTACTGCGCAAGATTTAAGGATAACGGCGAGATAACGGCAATGGCACGGACTAAAACAACAATATCAAGTAGTGAGCAAGCAAGAGAGATGGGAAAGAAGTCAAAACGTGGGAAGTCATTACGCCATGAGATCATAAGACAGTTTAATGATGCTGAATGTGACCGTGGGGAAGTCATAAAGGAATGGATAGAGCAATCTAAAACTAACGCAGCATACGCAAAATTGATAATAGAGAATGAGTCCGGCAAAGTACCCGATAAAATGGAACTCACAGGTCAAGACGGCGAACCCATCCAAAACGAGATAACAATAAAGTTCGTAAAACCAAAGAAAAAGTGATATTAGAATCTCCAGATAAACTAGAACCCCTATTCAAAACAAAGAAGAGATTTATAGCCATAGAGGGTGGTAGGTGTTCTGGAAAGTCGTGGGGTGTTGCAATGGCTACAGTTCTAAAAGGTAGTCAAGGTTTACCGTGTGTATGTTGTAGAGATATAGCATCCAGCATGGATAAATCAATATATACTCTAATAGGTGATACAATCGAGAGAATGGGAATCATTGGATGGCGTGATAAGCAAAGAGAGTTTACACATAGTTCAGGCGGTTCTATTTACACTATGGGTCTAAAGGGTGGTAGCAAACTAGAAACGAGGACACGTATTAAAGGTCTAGAGGGTATTATGTGGGCGTGGTTGGAAGAGGCCGAAAGCGCAACCGAAGAAGTATTAAACATATATAAGCGTACTATTAGGAAAACAGGTAGCCAACAGATATACACATATAACAGATATCTTGATAGTGACCCAGTCCATAGGATGTTCGTGTCCAATATTAATAAGAAAACAACCGAGCATATACATATAGACTATGATGAGAACCCCTTTTGCCCTAAAGAAGAGTACGAAGAAGCCGAGAGATTAAAAGATAACGATAATGATTTTTGGTTACACATATATAAAGGCGAGCCAATGGCTCAAGCATCACAGGCTATACTATCCCGGGTAAAAGTCATGGCCGCCATGGGTAGAAAGCCTGATAAGGAAGGTGGAATAGAAATAGGTGCCGATATTGCTAGATACGGTGATGATATGACGGTATTCTTTAAGCGTAAAGGACTCACGGTTATTGATGTCAAGGAATACAAGAAACAGAGTATCCCAGAAACAGCACGACAACTAATGGCCTTTGCTAGCCAACACACTAACCCATTCACTATACCGATTAAGATAGATGATAGTGGCCTCGGTGGTGGCGTTACTGATATACTAAGAGAAAACAAGTATAAGGCCATCCCGATTAATAACGGGCAGTGTGCTAAGAATAAAGATAAATATCCTAATGCCATTAGCGAGCAATGGTTTGAGTTAGCTAAACAGATAGATAAGATAGTATTACCAAGTAATGATAGACTGAAAATGGAACTTACATCGAGGTTCTTTAAGATTGATTCAAAGAGTAAGCGTTGTATAGAGAGTAAGGACGATTATAAAAAGCGTGGGTTTAAGTCTCCAGATTATGCCGATGCATGTTTGTTATGCTTTTACAATAGGCAATCCGGTACATTTGAGGACATAGCTAAAGAGGACAAAGCGGGAACCATTACACAAGGTTTTCGGGATAAACAATTTTAATACTTGACAAATAATAATAAATAGTTTACAATACATTTAATTGCTAACGTTAATGGGCGACATTAGGCTAGTAGTTAAATCAATAGTTTGGCCATTAGAGATTTTTTTAAGTTAAGTTTACCATCCATATTCAATCCAAAACCAAAGAAACAGAACCCCTTTAAAACATACGGTGCTACAGGGACGCAATTCTTTTCGGGTTTTATATCTAACGAGGAATACCTAGACGAACTAACCGGCGTTAATGCAATTGGTGTCTATGACAAGATGCGTCGTAATGATGCTCAGATTCGTGGTACACTATACGCCGTTATGCTACCAATACGCCAGGCCAAATGGTATATTGAGCCAGCCAGTGAAAAACCCGAAGATATAGAGATCGCACAACGTATCCAAGATAACTTATTTAATGAGATGTCTATTACATGGGATGACTTTCTACGGCAATCACTTAATTATCTAACATTCGGTTATTCAGTATTTGAGAAAGTGTTTAAGCTATATGACGATGGTAAGATCATGCTTAGAAAGCTAGCGCCACGACAACAGGCTACTATATACCGTTGGTATAATGATAAAGATGATAACTTTGCCGGTATCCAACAGTATGTACAACGTGGAGACTCAGGCGACTATGATTACATTGATATATGGCGTGAAAAGTTAGTTGTATTCACGAATGACCAGGAAGGCAATAACTACGAAGGTATAAGCGTACTAAGGTCAGCGTATAAGCATTGGTATATCAAAGACAAGCTATACAAGATTGACGCTATAGGCCACGACAGATGGGCGTCTGGTATCCCTGTTATGACAGAGCCAGAAAATGTTAATGATGGTGATAGAGCTAGGGTAGCAACCATATTAAAGAATCTACATTCCAGGGAAAAGAGTTATATACATAACCCTCACGGATGGGAGTTCGATATAAAAGAAAAAAGTGGATCTAATGACAGTATTATTAAATCTATCCAGCACCATAACGAAGAAATAAGTAAAAACATTTTAGCACAATTTATAAACCTTGGTACAACCTCCAGCGGATCACGTAGCCTAGGGGAATCATTCGAAGAGCTATTTATGCAGTCTTTAAATGCAATCGGGGCGTATATAACCGATAAAATGAATAGATTTGTTATTAAACAATTAGTTGATATGAATTGGAAAGTAAAAGACTACCCAAAATTAAAGCACAACAGGATTGTACTTAACACAGGCCGTTGGCTAGAGAGTATGAGTAAGATAGGATTATCGCAGGCAATTACTAGAGATAATGCAATAGAGCAGGTCATGCGCGAGGCTCTAGGACTTCCAAAGTTAAGTGAAGAAACTATAAAAGAGCGTCAAGAGATAACAGACCATGCCAAAAAGGATCTATTGCCGGATGATGAGAAAGAAGTTAAGCCTAAAAAAGATAATAAGGTGACACCCGATAAAGCACAACCAGATGACAAAGGAAAGGCCGCTATACTATCACCGGACTCTATACAACTTAACGACCGAGAGAGAATGCGCGAATTATCCGATATTGAGAAACAAATATGTAACTTTGACGAAGTAGAGGCGGCACTAAACACCGGATCCGATAAATACATTAAACAGATATTAAAAATTAAGAAACAACAAGCGGAATATTTATCCAAAGCCCTACTTACGCAAACAGCCGATGAAATACAAATGCCATTTATTGAGAAATTAGCGGATAGGCTATATAAGGAACAACAAAGGCAAATGCAGAAAGGCAAGCGCCATTTGCGTGAAGAGTTTGCCAGACAAAAAGAGATTGGTAAGATTAAGGAGCTTAAGGATCCTGAGTTATTAGAGGACGATGACTTCCAAGACCAAGATAATGTTGATGATTTCCTTAAAGATAAAGCTAAAGCAGATGCGGAGGTTATCAGTAATAGTACATTAGGTACAGGGCTATTTTTCCTTTACAATATACCCGCTGACGAAGAGAATAAATCAGAATTCTTATTTGATTCAATTATGGGTAGTGGTAATACAACCCTAGCCGGTATTGCAGCCGCGAGTAGTAACAAGGCTTATGGACTAGGACGAGAAGTACAGGCCGGTGTATATGGTGAACAGATTAATTATGCTGTATATAGCGCTGTATTAGACGGTAACACTTGTGAGAATTGTCTGCCTAAAGATGGTGTAAAACATGCCGCCGACGATCCTAATTTCCAAGCACCTAATCCATCATGTCAAGGTGGGAGTCGGTGTCGATGTATCAATATATACGCAACCGATGATTTAGAAATAACACAAGAGCTCAGGTCCCCGGCCGATTGGAAGAGGGAAAAAACATTAATTAATTCGGGTAAAATAAGCACAAAAGATGTGCTAAAAAAGCGGAGGGAGTTTAAATGAGTACAGGAAAAGCAATAATTAATGGTGAGCAATGTAATTTTACGCAAACCAACGGGAATGTAGATGTCCAGTTAGGTGACCAACACACCCCCCCTATTGATTCATTATTTGCAAAAGAGGTTAGTTCATTTAGTTTAACCGCATCTACGTCGGTAAGTCTTAAAACTACTTTATCATATCAATTAACAGCCGCAGCCGGCCACAATATAACATCAACTAGCGAAGTCCTATTATTAGACACCGCAGCCAATAGATCATTTTTCGCGGGAGTTGTCACCGCAACAACAAGTACTATCACAGTTGACAGGCCGATAGATCATTCATTCCCTGTTGCGTCTTTAGGTCGTAGAGTAAGCACAAATATGGCTGTTGTGGGCACTACAACGCCTCAAATATATACAGTTCGCGCAGGTCGTGTTCCTGTAGATATAACACGTATTATAATTGCCATAACAGACTCTACAGCAATGGACGACGGAAAATTTGGTGGTATAGCTGCCTTACCGAAAGGGATAGTATTTAGGATATTAAACTCATACCAAAAGACAATTTTTTGCTTTAAGACAAATGGTGAGATTAAGCAAATGGCATTTGATGGGAATTATCAAACGGGAGTATCGGGGCCATTAGGTACAGAATCATTTATTTCAAGAATAACATTCGCGGGTACAGAAAAACACGGTGTTGTATTGAGGGTAGCTGATGACGATGTTTTACAAATTATAGTACAAGACGATTTAAGCGCATTAGGTAGCTTGAAGGTGTCAGCACAAGGACACGAAACAGAGGGAGTAACATAATGAATATTATCAACCAATGGCATGAAGGCCTTACATTAGCCGACAACAACGCTGAACCTAAAAAGGATATTATGCTTTTTCCATTTGGAGAGTTTGAGCATCCTAGTTATGGAAAGCTAAAGTTCGACAACGACTTTTTTAATGAGATAATCGACAACTATCAGAATAATGTATTACATGTGAAGCCATTTATGGATAAGCAACATGACGAAGATCAAGCGTTGGCATGGTTTGACGAATCACCATATATTAGGCCAGGCATGGGACTATTCATAAAACCCGATTATACTAAACTCGGTAAAATGGTTCTACAAAATAAAACTTATAGATATTTTTCTCCTTCATGGGGTAAATACAAAGATCCCCAGAGTGGGAGTGAGTTTAAAAATGTATTAATGGGAGGCGCGGCCACTAACATCCCATTTCTAAAGACCATGCCTGCCATCATTGATGAAATATCAGTTTTAAACGCAAAACCGATACATATAAAACTAAACGATTTAACAGCTAAAGATAGCAGCCAGATTGGAGGGGTTAAACCCGACGAAGGTCAAGAGCCGCGGAAATCAGAGGTAGTTAATAAAAACCTATCAAATCAAAAAGGAGCAAGCATGATTGATAAATTAAAAGAGAAATTCGGCCTATCCGCGGACGCAACCGAAGAGACTATTTTTTCAAAGATTGATGAAATGGTTAAATCAAATGCAGACTTCGCGACTAAGTTCGAAGAACTGGAAAAGAAAGTAGATGGTGAAAAAACACTATCCGACGAACTCAATAATACTAAAAAGAAATTGAGCGATGTTGAAACAAAATTGACATTAAAAGATCGTGACGATGCTATTGAAAAAGCATTAAGCGAAGGTAAATTACTACCAGCAGATCGTGAGTATTGGGAGAAAAGATTTTTATCTGATCCTGATAACGTGAAGAATGATCTTGAAAAAATGCCTAAAGCCGTTGATTTTTCCGAAACTGGGAAAGGTGGTGAAGGTGAAAACAAACAACTAAGTGACGATCCAGGGCAACAAATCGTTGACTCAGCAAATAAAATGTTAAGTGAAAAGAAAGCCGATACGTTTGAAATTGCTGTGCAAATGGTATTAAATGAAAACCCAAAACTTGGCGCAGCTTATCAGCTAGCATACTAAAGGAGTATAGAAATGAGTAAAGCATATGAAATGCATTTAGATACCATGACAATGAAAAACGAGGCTACAACTACTATCCCCGCTTATACATTTGTCAGGTTATGCACAACTAACAATTCAGTAGACATTATAACAACCCGTGGAACCGTTCCTTCAATTGGAATTACCCAGGTAGCAATTAACCCATCAGATACGGGCAAAGTTGGCACCGACGGTTTTTCTAGATTAAAAATGGGATCAACCGCATTTAGTACCATGTATGTGACCACGCCTATGCAGATAGGCGCTAATGCCTCTGGTAATGGTGTAGTATTAACAACTACAGGCTCTGTTTTCTTTGGTGGCCGTGGTTTAGCAACTTACGCAGCTTCAGACATAGCGACTGTTAAAATTGCACATGGCATCGTCCATATCTTATAAGGAGTAATATAATGGGATTAAATAAACACAACGTACACCCCGTCAATCCGTTATTGACACAATTCGCTATTCAATATAGCCAAGAACAAGAAGGCTTTATAGCCGGAAAAGTATTTCCAGAACTACCCGCACCAAGCGGAGAATCTGGAACATACTACACCTTTACATCAAGTAAAGACTTTTTTACATTACCAGATAAAACAGTTCGCGCACCTGGCACTGCTTATGGTCGTGGTAATTTAGGCGTCGGAACAGCTACATACCAAACTGTCCAAGATGGTTGGGAAATTCCTGTTGACGATAGAGTGCAAGCTAATGCATTGCCTCCTTTTGATCCAAAACGAACCGCCGCCGAAAGTGCAGCACAGGTCGTAATGCTAAGAAGGGAAAAAACTATTATCGATGCTATCACTAACGCAACCACATTTGCAAGTTATACAACTGCCCTTGGTGTTAATGATCGTTATGATAATGACAACTCTGAGCCTGTAAAACTTATGGATACTTGGAAAGAAGTTATCCGTGGTAATATTGGTCGTAACCCAAATACCTACGTAATGGCCTATGATGCATGGTTAAAATTGAAAGAACATCCTTCAATTCAAGCCCGCATTAAGACTACTGTTGACACTGTTGTAACTCTTGACCTAGTAGCAAAACTATTCGGCCTTGATAGAATCCTTTTATCATTTGCTAAATATAACAGCTCAGAAGAAGGACAAACAGTATCTCTTGCTGACATGATGAGTAAAAAAGCCTTTCTTGGTTACATTAACCCATCACCTGGCATTATGAGGCCGTCAGTAGGGTATACTCTACAGGTTAACGGCATCCAAGCCAAATCTTATTACGAAGAGAAAATTGACTCTACAGTAGCCCGCGTTTCTGTGAACGAAGTGCCTAAAATTGTAGCGCCCGATTGTGGTTATTTAATCACTACTCTAATTTCTTAAGGAGTTAGAATATGATTAATCAAAACACAAGAGACTATCGAACCAAACGTATAACATTACTTTCCGCAGTTACTACGACCATTAAAATAACAACCTCTGTTTTCGGCGCCGCCGTTTCAGTTGGTGACTATTACGAAATGGCCGCAGTTGCTAAGGTAACAGCCGCTGCGAGTTCCGGTGTGGGGATTGCATTGCAAGTTTCCCCTGACGGCGGAACAACATGGGGAACTGGCATTACTATTGATGCCGATATGACCACCACAGCAAATAATACTTATGCAAGTGTTACCAATTTTGGCGACACCGTCAGAGTAATGGGAGTACCAAGTACGACCTCAACTATTTGCTCATACAGCGTAAGCGCTGTAATGAAAAGATAATTTTTTACTAGGGAGGGGGGAAACCTCTTCCCTATATTTAAGGAGAAAGAAATGTCAGATAATAGATCAATAAAAACCGAACGCGTAACACTATACGAAAACAGTGCGGCCGCTACTCATTTAAGTACATCAATTACAGGTGATGCTATAGATGTAACCGGATATATGACGGGCGTATTTGTAACAAATGTTATTATTAATAGCACTGTGACTCCATCCGTATATCTTGACACTAGAGTAGATACTACAAATTGGGTTCAATATGCAACTTTACATCCGGATATGACAACTACAGCAAACCTTAACTTGGTTAATGTCAGCAATTTTGCTAATGCTGTAAGAGTAAGAGTTAACCCGATAACAACAACTTCCTATATGAAGTTTAGTGTCAAGGCCGAAGTATTCGCGAAATGATTAATAATAAACTACTATCAGAGATAAATGAGAAACTAGATTTTTTCGTAATAGGTCAAAATGCGACTTCTTATAAGTTACCTCTCATAGTAGAATATATAAAAGAATATGAAAATAAAATATGCGTCGAGAGTAAGAACATCAAAGGTAAATATATAGTATTCGACAAGGATACATTTTTAGACGCAGTTTTACAATACCAAACAGGAGCAAACAACAATGACAACAACAACACAAAAGAAAAAACCTAAAATACTAATAGCAACATGGTTTTGTTGCTTGAGAAACATCAAATCAAGCATAGCAGCAAAAAACCTTGGTTACGAATTAGAGCTTGTAACTAAACAAGGCGGTTGGCAACTTGCAAATGAATTGCAAATAGGCCACATCTTTAACCATGTGAAAATATGGGACACACCAAGCCAATTAGAGAAAGCCATGAGAGACAGTGACGCTGATATAATTTGGTGTCATAATGAGCCAGATTTAATGGCCATGTTAGCAAATGAGCCGTCAGTGAAAAGAGATCGTCAAGTATGGCATGATTGCCATGACCTTCCAACACTACACCCAGGTTTTGAAGATAATCAAGATATGAAGGATCAAGAACGAGCCGCCATTGAGAATAGTGACGTTGTTTTTGTACCCACTACTGACTATGTTGATATAGTGAAAAAGAAATATCCCGGTAATGAAGGCAAAACAAAGGTTTTATTTAGTTGTGCTCCGGATATGTATTTTCCATTAAAGGAACTCCCCCGCGTGAATGGTATTTTATATTGTGGTCAGGTCAACACCCCAGAGATGAATAGTAAATTACATTATAGGAATTGCGTTCCGTTATTCCAAAAGTTTACGGATTTAGGAATAGCAAGCCATATATTTAACACGACTCCGGGTGCTAACTTAATGAGTTACACAATGGCCGGTGCCTGTACTTATGGAACTATGAGAATGTATGCAGCCATTGACCAATACACCCGCTACGACTATGGATTTGTAGGTTCTAATGTAGACACCCCAGAAATACAAATGTGTATGCCAAACAAACTATTTGATTGCATAGCCGCCGGAATTCCTGTTATCGTTTTAAACGCTAAGACAGCCGGTGAATGGGTAGAAGAAAATGGTTTCGGCGTATCAATACAAGGAACTGAAAATCTTGATAAAGTCCCGTGGCGTGATGGTGAGTTTTGGGCTAAGTGTAAAGCTAATGTATTGAAAGAGCGTTATAAATACACAATGGAAAACGAACTTGAGCGGGTACTATCCGAAGTGGGGGTGAACTAATGGAAACTAAATTAGTTAAAAACATAAGCGGTAATAAAATAGAAAAAGGAACTTTAGTCAGTCCAGATGATGTGGCTACCATTAGCAAAATAGATCAATTAGAATCTAAGATAGTTGAAAGATATAAAGAAGCTAAAAGAGAAGAGCTATCAAATGGCAAAATAGACCCTATCAAATGTCCAGGTACTTGTGCATACTGCAAAGAAGATGAAAAAGGTAATTGTGAAGGACATAGCAAGAAAGGTGAAGGGACTATAATAAAATGGTCAGATGACCCAAAATTAACCAAAGAATTCGATTCTACTATTTATTCTATCCGCTACAAATACGGGTATAACTGGTCATGCTATCAAAACCTAGCCACTAAATTAATCCAGATAATGGCCGAGAATAAAGAACATCATAAAAAGTTTATTGACATAGGATCCGGCGTAGGTTGGTTTAGTGATATGACATATTTTAATATATCTCGTAACATTAAAGGAATTGACTTCTCCAAACATGCAATTTTATTTCATGCACGTAGAATGTATCCCGCTATTGATTTTGAGATAGCCGATATGTATACTTATGATTATAAAGACTATGAGGTTGCAATATTAACTGAGGTTCTGGAACATAGTGAACGTGATTTAGAGTTACTTGGTAAACTACCTAAAGGATGCATTGTATATGCGACCGTACCATTTGGAAAAGAAAGGATGGATATAACCCACGTCCGGGAATATGATATTAATTCCACTATGGAACGTTACCGTAAAGTAATGGAGTTTACAACATGCGAAAAGTTTGAGCAATACATAATTATTCGCGGAGTAATAAAATGAATAATGAATTGATCGCTGTAATACTATTTTTAATTTGTTTAATTTTACCCGTATATATCAGTACAAAAGAACCATATCTTAAAAAGTTATTCTATGAGATATTTTTTAATGAAAATGCGGAGTAATAAAATGAGAATAGAACTTAATTATGGGCTATCGATAATATAAGAAAAGGAGATAAAATTGGCTACTGATTATGCAACCACTACACACGTATACGCGTTAAACGCACACAGGACATATAATACAACGTCTACACCGAAAGCAGCACAAGTATTAAGCGTTTTTATCCCATCAGTAACCGGGGAAATGAACTCACGGTTTCAATCTGCTGGGATAAGTACACCTATTACTACTTCACCTACGCACGGTGCTTATTTGTTTGTTAATCGTTTAGCGAGTATGAAAGTTGCTTGCATAGCCGAAAATGCTACTTTCATGGGGGGTAACGATAGCGAATCCCCTCATGCTGGTATGTATTGCACAGAGTATGAAAAGAAAATGAAAGCTATTGAGAAAAACCCCGATATACTAAACGCTATTATAAACGGTACTAACGGCGCTAATATGGATAGTTACGAATACGCAAATACTGCGGAGCAAAGAGACGAAGAACCTTTTAACAGGGGCGAAGATGACTGGTAAAACACTCACTATCATAGGAGCGCGGCCACAGTTTATAAAGGCCGCTCCGGTTTTAAAGTTACTTAAAAATGATGTCCTAGTCAATACAGGGCAACACTACGACCGTGAAATGTCTAGTATATTTTTTAAGGATCTTGATATAAAAGAGGCTAATTACAATCTGGGTGTTGGCTCTGGGGAACATATATGGCAAGTGACTGAAATCATGCGTAAATTAGCGCCTATAGTGGACATAGAGAAACCCAATACAATCATTGTATATGGTGATACAAATAGCACCCTTGCGGGGGCTTATATAGCGAAACAAAAGAATATTAGACTAATACATATTGAAGCAGGGTTAAGGTCTTACAATATGGAAATGCCAGAAGAAATAAACCGTACTATTACCGATAAGATAGCAGATGTTTTAGTATGTCCTACAACCAATTCTTATGGTAATTTAATAAAAGAAAGTTTACATCAAAAGGCGTACGTATTAGGTGACACTATGAAGGATCTAATAGTTGAAAAGAACTTTAAAAAAGATCCTAAACGAGGTGAGTATTATTTGTGTACTTTACACCGCCCTGCTAATGTTGACAACCTGGACAAAATGAAAGTGATATTTGATGCTTTCAGAGAATTAAAACATGATGTTATTTTTCCTATACACCCGCGCACCGAAAAGAATATAAAAGATTTAATCATACCAGATAATGTTATATTAACTAATCCAGTTGGATATATGAAAATGATGGAATTGGCTGTAAGTGCTGTGAAAATAATCACAGACAGTGGGGGGCTACAAAAAGAGGCTCATATATTAGGTGTACCATGTGTAACTTTACGCAATGAAACCGAATGGATAGAGAGTGTTATGTATGGTGCTAATAAATTAGCAGACATTAAAAAAGACGATATTATTAAGAAAGTAGAAAGTGAGTTTACCATAAGAGATATGGACATGTACGGTGACGGTCATACAGCCCAAAAAATAGCGGATTTGATAAATGACTAATATAGTATATCAAGTTAAAGGGATTGACAGGGTAAAGAAAGCCTTGAATAGAATCCGTGCTAAAGTCAAAAATCTAAAGGGAGCGTGGCCACAGATAAGGGATGAGTTTTATCGTATAGAACAAAAAAGATTTGATTCACAAAATAAGGGTAGATGGAAACCATTAAGTCCAAGATATGCATCATGGAAAGAAGCCAACCATCCTGGGAAGCCAATCATGGTACTAACCGGAGATTTAAAACGAACGCTAACTAGTTTAACAAGTGGTAGTATATATAATCCTACACCCAATTCTTTAACACTAGGAACATCTAAAAAATATGCTCTAACACATCAACACGGCCGGGGTAAAATACCAGCACGGCCATTGATAGCGTTAATTAGTTCTGATTTAAATAGATTCAAAACAATAATGAAAAGTTATTTAAATACTGTTATAGGAAAAAATAGATAATGGCTACAGCACTAAAACACATAGAAGAAACTCTAAACTTAGTTAAATCATATATAAGCACTAACTTGCAAACATATTTAACAGCCATTAACGTTGAGAAAGCTGACGGCCGGACATTGACAGCACCACAGGCTACCGATTATATTATAAGTGAAATAGATGCAATACCAAACTTTCCATTTATTAACCTGGTGCCAGACGTATCAGATAATATAATAAATGGGGGAACATGGGATGAAACTGATCATAGAATTATTATTAAAGCCCATAACGTAACCAAAGAAGGATCAACGCACGATTGCGCGGTACGCTCTTATAGATTTGCAAGGGCAATAAGTGAGATAGTAATTGATAACAGGACATTGGGTGATCAAGTCATCGGGATTAAAATAACAAATATAAACTACACACCAATGATGTCAGATGGCAACACATTTAAACAAGAGATATGGGTAAATGCAGTTGTGAAACATCATGGTACATTTAGCTAAAAGGGGAAGACAATGAGCGTAAAATATACAGGGGTAGAACCCATTATCATGCAGAACGGGAAAGTAATTAAAAACAATGAGATCGTACCAAGCATGAGCGACACCGAAGGCAAGAGCCGAAAAGGTTTTGAAGTTGTAACCGAAAAGAAAACAGAAATAAAAGAATCTAAACAAAGGAATCAACATGAGTAATTTTATAGGAGCGCAGTATATTGGTAATGATCCGATACACTTGCCAAACGGGAATCTTATTTTAAACGGTGAAGTTACCGACTTTTTGAGCGAAGAGGCCGCAATGAATGATAACCAATTCGAGCCTGTTTACAAAAAAGAAAAAAAAACCTTATCTGGTAATAATATTAAGAAAAAAGAAAATACAAAAAAATCTAAAAAGGAATGGTATTAAATTATGGCTTATTTTCCATCAAATCAGGGCTACATAGGAATAGGTAGTCAGGGAACACAAAAAACTACAGCGGCAACACCGCAACGTTTCATCAAGTATTTATCAGATGAATCCGGCGTTACATTTGAGGCTGAAACACTCAGAGAAGGTTGCGACGGGCAATGGGATAAGACAAGCGTTAAAACGAAATATACAAATAATATTTCTTTTTCTTGCTATGCTCGCCCGATTGAATCTGCTAATTTATTAGGCGCTTTACTGGGGGACGATACTCCGTCTCATTTAAGTACGACACCCTTTTATCACACTATTGTACCCAAAGCGTTTCTTGTTACTACACAAGTACAGCCGTGGTTAACAGTTGAAAGAATGCTAGTTAGTTCAACTAATTCGAGAGTTGAAAGTATCAAAGGTGTTAAGTTATCGGCGGTTACATTAGAAGCTGAGGCCGGACAACCTGTACAATTTAGCGTAGAGGGCACCGGGCTAACATCACAGCTTAAAACAACCGAAAATACACCAACATATGAAAGCGGGAATCCATTTTCATTTTATAACGGTGTATATATGGTGAACGCTACATCAACAACAAACTTTGACATCAAATCATTTAATATATCACTAAGAGCGATTAACGACGAAGAAAACCAAACGACTGCTATTACCAGACAAGATATTATTAATCATAGATTCGAGGCCGAAGTTACAATAGGTATTAACTATACTGATTATCAACTCTATGCAAAAGCTAATTACAACGCATCGACTACACCATCTCCGGACTTTTCCGACGGTTCATTAACCGTTAATTTGTCAACAGGATCAGGAACCAGTCAAAGACGTTTACAATTAACTATACCTAAAGTTAGATTACAGCCGATTAACATCCCATTAAATGCGGAAGTTGCAACGCTTGAAATGACAATGGCCGGCATGGGTTTTAAATTAGCAAGTACCGACCTTGTGACCGTGTTATGTTACAACACCGTTGCAACTACAATGCCTCTATAGGGTGATGAAAAAGTAAAATGATACCGTCAAACCAGGGATATATTATGATAGGAAAGCAAAGCGGGAAAGGAACCACCGCCACGCCTAATATTACAATAGCATTCCTGGACGACGGATTTAATACAGGTCAACAAATAAACAGTTTGAAAAGTGGAGGTGATAACGAATATCATCTTGATACTGTCAAAATGGAACACCGGGAAAACTTTAGCTTCACAGTAAATGCCCGTCCGGATATAGTCACATATTTAAGCGGGTATATATTAGGAACTGCGGCCATATCAGGCGCAGGTGATCCCTATACGCATACTATCACACGTGGTGAAAGGCCATGGTTAACAGTAGAAAGGAAACTAAACTCAACCGTAACGCAACGATTAACAGATGCTAAGATTGAAAACTATACATTATCAGGAGAATCTGGCCAACCTGTAAAACTTACTATTGACGGTAACGCACTAACCGCACAAATAAGAACTACCGCATTAACTCCGGCATGTGATACTGAAAGCCCGTTAATGTTTTATGATGGTTCCGGACGGTTTAAAATAGATACCACAATAGACGAAAACATAAAATCTTTTGAAATAAAAGTAAATGTAAACTCCGGCGGTGGATTACGTGATGATCAATTCTTAATAGTTGATTTACCTGATTTTAATTATAGCGTAGAATGTAGCGCTGAACTGAATACAACTAATTTCGACCGATGGCAGAAAATAACATATAATGCAAGCACTACACCACAAGAGACCGTATCGACAGGTGCTCTTGAAATAGATTTACAAAATGTAGCAACAACAACCAGGCAAATTAAGTTAACTATACCGGAAATATATTACAAAAGTATCGGTAATGTAACATTAAGCCCCGAAGGTACGACAATGACCGAATCAATAGCGGGTGTAGGATTAAAACAAAGTACAACAGAGTTAATGACAATAGTATGTCGGAACTCAATATCAACAACAATAATATAGGAAAATAATATGAATCTAACAACAAGAAAAGAAATGATACAATTTGGAGAAACCAAAGTATTAGGAATATTTAAAAAGAAAATTGAGTTTATGGTAGAGGCCGATATTCCGGATAGTGTTTTAAAAGACTATACGGAAATATCAAATCTTAGTAAAGATGTAGAGTCCACAGAAAACCAAAAGAAAGCATTTGATATAATGAAAAAAGTAATTATCGGGATATTAACTAAATGCAATAAACAAAAGGAAGTCGAAAAGTTTGTTAATAATTTAGGTTTAAAAGCTACCAATAAAATATTTATATTTCTAAATGAATATATAAACGACGAACCCGAAGAAAAAAAAAACGACTAAATGAATATTTACAGATTGTCAAACATTATAAGGGGGGTATAACATTGGAATATCTAAGTAACGCCCCCCAATATGTTATAACATCCTGTATAGACGATATTAATAATGACGTAAGAAACGAAAACAAGAAAATCAGACAACAACAAGCCCAACGGGTTATACAAGAAATGAAAGGAAAATAAAATGGCTGATTTGACGATTGTAATAAAAGGCGATAGCGCAAGTGTACAAAAGGCGCTTAAAAATACAAACGCGTCATTAAAAAAGACAGAAAAGCAAACAAAAAAAACAGCAAAGGCCGCGAACCCCGGAATGAAGGTTGCATTTGCAGCCGTGGCCGCTGTGTTAACTGGTGTAGTCGCACAAGGATTCAAAAAAGTTATTGGTTTGGCGTCAGATCTTGAAGAGGCAAACGCAAAGTTTGGAACCGTATTCCGTGGCAATAGTAGAGAAGCAAATAGAATGCGACAAGAGCTAGTCGATTCTTACGGATTATCTGCGGCGGCCGCAACTGAATTTTTGGGAACTGTACAGGATTTTCTAGTTCCTATGGGATTCGCCAGGAAAGAAGCGACTAGTATGAGTGGAGACCTAGTAATACTAGCTCGCGATTTAGCGTCATTTAATCAGGGTATGGGAATTACAACAGATCAAGCGCTCAAAGATTTAACCGGTGCTATTAGTGGAATTAAAATTCCTATGAAAAAGTATGGTGTTGATATTAATGATGCAGCATTAGCCAACTTTGCATTGGCGCAAGGGATAACGACAGCCACAAAAGATATGACCACGCAAGAAAAAGCATCATTAATATTACAAAAAACAATTGCCGATACTTCTGACGCACAAGGCGATTATATACGTACACAAGATTCATTAGCTAACAGCATGAAGACTATAACAGCTGCGGGTCAAGATATGGCCACAGTAATTGGTCAAGATATAAACGCAGTAATACAACCATCTATTGTTAACTTTAAAAAGTGGATAAAATCTACTGAAGGACTAACGGCCGCTAATAAAGCTATTAAGGGTATGTGGTTTTATATGACAGTTGTTAAGGAGGCCATAGGTTCTATAATAAGACCATTTATATTTTTCGGTAAAATAGCATGGACAGCAATTTGGCCATTATTGGGGTTATGGCTAAAGTTAGCAAAAAAACTAGTTTCATTTGCCAAGAGTTTGGGCGCCGTTAAAGACATAGTGATAGGATTCGCAAAAAGTATAAAAGAAACCCTAACAAGCAACATTATAAAAGTATTTAATAAGGTTGTTGACGGTGCCAAAGCCGGAGTACAAAAGATAGCTAAATTGATTAGTTTAATTCCTGGATTAGGTGATAAATTCAGTAAGATTGCCGAGGTCGCAGGGAATGTGATTAATAATACAGTAAATCCTGCGCTTAGTTCAATAGGTACAACAATAAAAGATGTAGTAAATCCCGCGCTTAATACCGTTAGTGAAACCGCAAAAATTGGATTTGGTTTAATATCCTCATACTGGGAAGAAAATAAAGGTATTTTAACAGGAGGATTTGCAGACGTTCAAGAGGCGTGGAAAGCCATGATGGACGCAAACGGAGCCGCCACAATAGATGGCATGGACAAAATAGTATTAGATAATGAAGACGCCGCAGCAAGGATCAAGGCCACATGGGAAAAACAACAAAAAGAATTAAAAGCAAAAAATTTAAAGATGTGGTCTGATCGAGCCGAGGCCGCCCAAAAATATGTTGATATTACAAAGTCAATAGCTTCTGGGTTAATAGATATTGAAAAAAATAAATTAGCAACGATGGGAGATGAAGACGAAAAAGCCAAAAGAAAACAAGCAAAAAGAATAAAGAGTTTAATGAAGTTCGAAAAGGCTGCAAATATTGCGAGTGCTATTATTGATACGGCTGCGGCGGTGGCAAAGACATTGCCAAATATACCTCTTTCTATTGCAGTTGGTGTGGCCGGAGCCATACAGGTTGCAAAAATAGCATCAACACCTATCCCATCAATAGCAGATATTTCAGCCCCACACGGTGCCGACTTTACAACTGACGGACAACAGACTTTGACCGTTGGTGATAACCCCTCAGGCCGTGAACGTGTGACAGTAACTCCAGAAGAAGACGACATACAAGGTGGGGGAAATATTTATTATATTGATAATATAACCGTAGTGGCCAATAACCCCGAAGAGTTCGGCGAACAAATGAAAGAGTTTGGAATAGTAACAGCCCGGAGAGCATAATATGACGACTAATGAAAAGATTTTACTTAATTATAACCACGAAACTAATTACACAATCACACCGACTAACCAAGTAGGGACGGACGCTGATTTTTTAAGCCTTTATCCTAGTGATACACCACTAAGAACAGTGCCAACGCCGACAGGTGATATTGCATATGTGAGAAAGTTCGGGGTTGCTTTTAGTGAAACTGACATTACGGCAATCGCGGCTCCCAGTGCTAATTTAACCGTTAAGGTATATGCATTAGACGGGACTTTAATAGGATCAAGGGCAAACGGTGGCGCATTTGTGTCAGAGAGTACAGCGTCAACAGCGCAAGGTATATATGTTACATTTACAGCAAGTGGAGCGGCCACTATTGATACTTCATTAAGTGCAACTTTCCCGACCGCCGGAGTAGTTAGTTTGAAATTCAGTGCTGAAACTTTGGTTAACTTGGACGTTTTTACTTTCTATGTTTCTTCAAATGGGAGCAGTTATTATGACAGCTCTATGAAATACGGAGGAGCACGCCATACACCGGCCTTAAATGATGCATCGTTATCATACTTTGACATAGCGACAGCCTACGGAACATTAGCCGCCTCCAATAACGACGGAGTTGAAATACTTGATAGTGAAACATACGATGAAGACTTAACAACGGACAACCAAGCATTAGACAGCGCTGATACAATTATTTATGCAGCCGCAAGCCAAAGTCCGACAATTACGCGGGGTATTGGTGCGAGGGTAACGAGAGAGCAGACCGCAGTATTTACAAACATCAATGCTATTTTTTGGAATGAGAATGGAAGTGATGCAAACGATGGGACATGGCAAGATCCAAAGTTAACAATAACCGCCGCCGATAGTGCGTTAGCCGCTCAAACATATGTTGTATATGGAGGTTCGGGTGGTACAGTTACAGGAGGCACCACAGAAACATACACCAGCACAGCCGGCCATGTTGACGTTGAATACGGGTACACGCCAACATTAACAGGCATATTTAATTTATCAGGAAATAATGTAGTAGGATTAACCGTTGAAGGTATAATCCAAAAAACCGGCGCACATGCGGGGACTATAAGTGAATGTACTATAAAAAATTCAACTACATACGGCATATATATAGTTGCAAGTCAATTAAATTTTACGGGTACAATATCAAAAAATCTTATATATAATAATGGTAGTTCGGGGATTCGTATTCGTACGAATAGAACGGGAATAGTTGGGGGTACAATATCAAATAATATCGTACATAGTAACGGGGCGAACGGAATTTATTTATTAGAATTATTATATTCATTGGGCGCGTCAACTATATCAACGACCATAAATAATAATATTTGTTATGATAACACCGACGCGGGAATAAATATCGCGGGGTTATTAAGTGGGGGAACAACAACAGTTACAGCAACACTAAGTAATAATACATTGTTTAATAATAATTATGGAATACAAGGAACAGGAACAAATAATTATGCGGCAGCGTCGTGTATAAATAATATCACAAATAGCAATACAACTTATGATTTATCAGCAACGAGTTTGCCGGTATCTTATACAGCATATGAAACCCAAGAATTAGTAACACTTGGAGCCGGCAATATAACAACCGATCCAAAGTTTTGTAAAAATACATTATCATATAAACTTGGTATATCATCAGACAGCCCATGTTATAGAACAGGTTCAACAAATGACGACATAGGCGTACTTTTGAGAATTGTAGAAATAGACGCAGCCGACATTATTATAAATGGTGTTAAAATAGATGGTCAAAACCAAATTAATAATAATATATTTATTAGAGATACGGCCAACCACACAGGCGCGATTATTAAATGGTCTAATATATTTGACGCGCAAGGAATTGCAATAGATTTATACGACGATGGAACAGACACCGACGCATTTATTAATAATAATATAATCGAAAATAATGGGAACGGACTTAAATTAAGCTATGGAGGGAACGAATCCAATCAAAATATAATACATGGCAATACTATTTACGGTATATATTCAAATTATACCGTAAATTCATTTAACCATAATGCTTTTTATAATAATCAATATGGTATTTATTTGGCTGGGAATTCAAGTTCAATTATTATTAAGGATTCTATATTTAATTTAAATAGTATTTATGGTATTTACTCAAATACTTCAATTACTATAACATATTGTTGTATAACAGACGCCACCACCGCAAATGTTGACACGACAGCGACAACAAATGTTACTAACAACCCGCTATTTATTAGCACAACATCGGAAAGTGAAAACTTTAATATTAAATCAATTAAAGGTGGGTATAGTTACGATTCAGCATGTATTGACGCAGCAAGCGACGGCGACGACATAGGAGCGTATTTAATAACGCGTACTATCAGTTCTGATTATTGGCAGAAATATCAATTCACCTATAACCCCCGAAACGTAGAATATAATATTGCATCTAAAAGTAATAAAACATTTACCAATGCTCATGGCACTACCTGGAATTGGTCAAAGGCCAGACGGCGAGGCTTTGCACTTAATTGGAAAACTGGACAGTATAGCAACGAAACCGATAGATTAAAAGCGGAATATTTTAATAGCATATACCAAAGAGATGATAGCCAGGTTAATGATGACAAAGTAATTGTAAGGTTTAACCCATTACCTAGCCAACAGATAGACAGCGGAACGGCTGCCACAGTTAGCGCGACGGGTAAAACAATCACCGACACGGCAAAGAGTTTAGTTGAAGACGAATTTCGTGGGTACCATGTAGGAGTAAAATACGACAACGATGCAAGTGCCGGTAGTGAGTTATTTTATGCAGGGATGGAAACCGATTTATCAGAATGGACAAGTCAAGAAACGGACGGAACCGGAGTTTTAACAAGAGCTACCCCAGGATTAGATTCAACTACTGGGTGCTTAAATAGTAATTTATCGGCCGCAGCTGATAGGGCATATGGTAGTAAGTCAGGTTTGACAATATCAGAAAATTATTTTATGTATAGTTATTATTTAAATATTAATAGCTTAACAATGACTAGTGGTGATACTTTTTTTGTACAATCTGTAACATCAAGTTATTTTGTAAATATACTAACAAGGACAGGAGCGTCTTATTATATATCAGCCAGACTTAAAGACGATGCATCAGGAAACAATACGACGTCGACAGTTGAAATATCAAAAACAGCCGATAATCTTATTCAAGTAATAGCAAAAAGACCGGCTAGCGCAGTATCAACAGATGGCGAATTATATTTATATGTTAATGGAGTTCTAGGTGCTTCATTAACAGGAAAAGATAATTATGATGTGTTTCAATCAGCATCAAGTATATTTTTAGGAGCATTCACAGGCATTGACGCGGGAACCACTGGCGATTTGAAAACAGATGAATTATACTTTATTGAGGGCGATTCTATGCTAATAGATGCCACTCACAAAACAGCTATGGTTGCAAGTGTAGCCTGGACGGTTGATGAATGGATAGGATACGCGTTGCCACTAAACGGATATTATTATTATATAACCGATAACGACGCCAACCAACTAACACTATCCGACCCAGACGGAACACTAGTAAGCGGAACACAAACAACGTGGAGTATTGAAAAATACTTTAAAATAACCAAAAATACCGGAACAGTTTTAACAGTTGACGACGATGACAGTGAACTGGTAGCCGGTTCTTATGATTGGGTTATACGGTTTATTGAATGTCATATATTAAGCCCTAATATGAAGTACTCACAGCCAAGATACTATTTTCAGAAAGAAGAATGGAAAACAGGCTATAATATTATGCTTGAGGAGATTTAATGGCGGATCCAAGAGTTGTAATATTAAACGACGTCGACATCTATGCAAGGGGCGACGTTGAAAAGATTGTAAATGTCATTGAAGAAAAAACATTTGCCCGTGACAAATTGGTTAATAGTCAGTTCTCTATAACGGTTAAAAATTATGATAACTTTTATTCAGTCGATAACAATACATCATATTTTAAAAATACTAATTGGCGATATGGTGATTTAAAAATATATAATCCCGATGGCGACTTGATATGGGATGGAATGATAAGGCGTATTGAAAGGCTACATAAAAGCGGACTTGCTAGAATAGTGACTATCTCAAAATTACATAAAAAGTTTAATGAAAAGATAACCTATACAAGTTCATCCGCCGAAACCCCTGCCAGTGCTGCCAAAAACATCATGGATAATTACGATGTTTCATATGATGCGGCCACAATCCAAAACTCTATCAATACATTAGACGCGGCTGGGTGCTATATTAAAGCAAACTTTACAGCCGACGACGGAATAACAATTATGGCCGCTATTGAAAAGCTAAGTGAATATGCATGTGCAGACGCTTTTTCTAGTGTCGGTAAAGTATATTTTAAGCATTGGACACAATTTGCTGGGGGCGTTAAAGTAAACCTAATAGATAAGGATCTGAAAACATCACCTAATGTAAGTGATACCGAAACGGAATTAATTAATCAATTTTCAATTTCCTACGATGGCGACGAAGGCGTACCAATTACAGACACTAATAATATCGGAGCTATTAGTAGGCAAGACAGTTATTTCGGTGCGCATAATTTACCAGGTATGAGTGACGCTGGTGAGGACGCACAAATATATTTCACTACTAAAGCAGGGGCTCAATACATCGGTGAAAGCTATATTAAGCGAACACATATAAATGTCAATACACAACCCCGTCCACCGTGGAAAATAGATTTTAGCTTGAAAGGTACAAGCGCCGATTGGCTAGACCTTCAAACATATATAACTTTGACATTAAGCGCTGAATCATGGAGTCAAAAAGTATTTGAGATATTTAAAACTGAAATTAATTATAATGACAATTCAATAAAATTACTGGCAATCGAGGCTCAGACATGATCGAAGGAAAGGATTTACTTGACATTAAACACGAATTAAATATAATTCAATCTTGGCAAAAGTCGCTAAATATAACAGCGGATCATACTGTAAGTAATAACGAGAGATTCAATGTATTTATAGGAGTAACATCAACAACAACCATGACCGTGACACTACCCACAGTAGCTAATAACAAGAACAGGGAAATAACAATTTTTCAGAACATAGCAGCTGGGAAAATGTTAATAGACGGCAACGGAGCCGAAACAATAAACGGAGTAACAACTACAGCAATCACAACACAATATAATTATACTACTTTAAAATGCACCGGCACTGAGTGGCTAATAATTACATAAAATACAAACGACTAAGGAACGTATATGCAACCAGAAAGAAGAGAAAAATGTCCACTATATCAAAAAGCAGTCGATAGACTAGTTAATCAAGTTGAAGGAAACGGGAAGCCTGGTATTTTATCGGATATAACAGATATCAAAACAGTTATAGCAGGTATTAGGCCACAGTTAATATATCTAACAACTGTTAGTAGTATCATGCTAGTCGCCTTTATAACCGCCGTAATTAAATTATTTATAGGGAAATGACAATGGACAAAGTTTCAAGGCATTTCAATCGTAGTGAGTTCGCCTGCTCTTGTGGGTGCGGGCTTGACCCTGTAGATGTTAAATTGCTCGAAATGGCAGAAAAGGTAAGGGAGCATTTTGGTAGACCTATTAAAGTACATTGTGCATGTAGATGCCTTAAACATAATAGAGAGATAGGCTCTAAAGATTCATCACAGCACCCCAAATGCAAGGCTATTGACTTCCATGTCAAAGGTGTAGAGCATCAAGAGGTCTATGACTACATACATAAATATATCGAAGTATGTGGACTTGGTATTTATAACTGGGGGATACATCTTGATTGCAGAGGCTCTATTGCTAGATGGGATAGGAGGGATACAAATGAGTGAATGCAAGGGATGTAAAGAAAAAGACAAACGTATCAAGGCATTATTAAAAGGAGTTAAGAACCATCAAAAGTTTATAGTAGCCCTTATAATAGCCTTAGTAGTAACCGCCTTTTTAGGTTCAGATGGAATTGTAATGCTGATGGACTTTGTAAAGAAATGATAGAACTAAGAATAATAAACCTTATATTTATGACATTAGTCGTTATAGTAATATATTTTATAATGAGAGATAATCACAGGAGATAATTATGAGTATAACAACAGATCAAAACGGGAATAAATCAAGCAAGCGTATAACCGGAATTAGTCTTTTAAGCGGTGGTGGTTGCATGGCCTTAACACTATTTATCTTTTCATTATTTAAGAAGGTTGGCGATAGTGAAACAGCAATAAAGGTAGTTCAAATGATATTAATAGCGGGTAGTGGTTTACTTGGTATCGGTGTTTTTGAATTCTTTAGTAAGAAAAAAAGTGATTAAATTACAATTTAATGTTATAATTACATTAGCCTTAGTAATTGGTGGGGGATTAATTACCCCCCATCGTTCAATTATTACAGGGCAAATTATTACTAAGGAAAATCAAATGAAGGCAATTAATTTAACAAATACAAAAAAGAAAGCCATAGTGGATGATAGTATTTACGATTCTATAAATATTTATAAATGGAGAATGACCAAGAATGGTTATGCCGTCAGGGGATTGGCTAACAAAGGAAACTACAAAACAATATTAATGCATAGGTATATTACAGATACTCCAAAAGGATATGATACAGACCACATAAACCAAAATAAACTAGATAATAGAAAATCTAATTTAAGAATATGCACAAGAAGTGAAAACAATTGTAATTCAAAGTTAAGAAAAGGCAATACGACAGGATACCGAGGAATTAGTATAGGTAAGGATGGAAAATATGAAATGCAAATAAGCTATAAAGGAAAACGTATAGTATATAAGAGATATAAAAATATTAAAGATGCAGTAAAATCGTATAATTGCTGTGCAAGGATATTGCATGGCGAATACGCATATTTAAACGAGGTGTAAAATGATTAAAAAATATAGAAAAAAACCAGTAGTTATTGAGGCTATGATTTTCAACGGGAATAATTATGATGATGTATTAGATTTTGTAGGTGAAATAATGAGTAAAGGTTTTAATTTTTTAGATATAAGAACTTTAGAGGGAAGTATTACTGCTATAGGAGGAGACTATATTATCAAGGGTATTGCAGGGGAGTTTTATCCATGCAAGCCAGATATATTTAAAAAAACTTATGAAGTTGTAAAGGAATAAATAACATGCGATATATGGTTGCAGGCATGATCTTGCTAATACTTGCTATAATAATGTTACTGATTATTAAGAGCATGAAGAAAAAGAAGCTAAGAAAAACCAAAGTTGTGGGAGGTGTACCAGATGTTGAAATTGATATTAATGATAGCAATGAGCATGATCTTTTCGGTTAATGCCGAGCCGAGAAGTAAACTATTTTTATTAAAACCACAGTTTGATTTTAAAAAAATAAACGGTGAAAGGTTTTATACATTCGATGAATACAACGCTAAAATATTAAAAGCAAAACACAGTATGATAACTAACCTTTTCCTACCTTCGACTAACTGCATTTACAGCAATCTCATTTTCAATAATGAAGTATTGGCGGGTAATTTATTTCTCCTAGAAACTAAATTAAAAAATAAAACACTAAAACAGAAAATAAAAGACTACGGTATAGTATCACTTGCCATAATAGTTGTCATAGAAACCATCATAATAGCCATAAAATAGCGACATACTGCACGTTTTAAAGACTTTATACCCTCAAAAGGTCTATTCATACCAACTCATTACTTAGAGGCCTTAAAGCGGCTTATTCAGAAACGCAAACTTTTCTTAAAAAAACGTAACTTTTTTTATTTTTTCCCCTTTTGCTATTGACAAATGTATAAATGTAGGTTATAATATTATTATAAACAACTTGGAGATAACATGAACAAAACAATAGCTGAAGCAATCATTAACCAACTACTCAACGACATTGAAAACGGTACTGCTAAAGAGAAAGCATGTGCAACTAAAGCATTAACAAATTCTACAGCATTTAAAAAAATATACGATATAGTGGTTAAATAATGAAAGTAACAAGTATTGAATATCTTACCGAGCCAGACAATCTCGGTAGGGTACGTTTTTTTATTAATTGGTTGGATAATGGCAAAAAGAGATCACAGATATTTTTTGCTAACCCACATGAATATAAAATATATTATACACCAAATAAGGAGATAAAATGAAAAGAATAATAGCAGACATTGAAGATGATAAACATCAACAATTTAAGATTGAAACATTAAAAGAAAAAAAGACTATGAGTGAGGTAATACTTTCGCTTATTAACAAATATCTCAAAGGTAAAACCAAATGACCAGACTATTATGCAAACTAGGTTTTCACAAATGGGATTCATGGTTAAGTCCTCTTGGAAAATACCAAGTAAGATATTGCATTAGGTGCAGTAAACAAGATAGGAGGGATTCCAAATGACCCGCCAATCCATATCCGCCGACCTTGACAAAATAGTCAAAGACTGCGAAGAACGTAACGAGAGAATAACAGCCATTATCCGTAAAGGCCAAAAAATAACAAGAGTGAAAGTAAGGAGTAAATAATGATAGCAATACATAATGTTAAGAAAGTTCAGGTTATTAAAAAGGAATTGTTAAGCAGTAATACTAATTTGTATGAACTCATGATAACAAATGATGAGGGAGATAAAGTAATAATTGAGCTATTTAGCAATGATATTAATAACCTAAAGATAATAGATAATGAAGAAATTAAGGATAAAAGAATATGACTAAATACGAAGTAAGAGAATACCCAAACGGACAAGCCATCCACACTTTCGACACGAAAGAAGAGGCCGATGCCAAAATGAAATCAATAGAGGATAGCATGTCTTACAAAGAAAAGAGATCATTGCATTGCCCTGGTTATATGGTACACGAGGTGACAGATTTACAAACAGTAAATAAAAATATAAAAGACGAAAAGTCAAAGGAGACAAAATGTCAATAATAGTTAGTAAACCAGAAAACGAAGGTTCATTTGAACAAATACAGCCCGGTACATATCAAGCCGTATGCTATGGTATATGGGATATAGGCGTACAGATTACCACATGGGAAGGCCAAGAAAAACAACAGCCTAAAATTGTGATAGCATGGGAACTAAATGAGAATATGAAAGAGGGTGATAATGCAGGTAAGCGCTTTACAATTAGCAAGCGTTATACTAAATCATTAGGTGATAAAGCCAACCTCACAAAAGACCTACAATCATGGAGAGGTAAACCTTTCACTGAAGAAGAGTTAAGAGGATTTGACCTTGAGACTATTCTTGGTGTTAATTGCCAGTTAGGTATTATTCATAACGAGAGTAATGGTAAAACCTATTCAAATATTTCTAGCATATCAAGTCTTATGAAAGGAATGCCAGAAATGACAGCACAGAATCCTAGCGTTATGCCTGAATGGGTACAGAAAGTTCAGGCTAAAGCGGTTCCGGTTATGACAGGTAGCCCTGATGATATTGGAATGGACGAACAGGCGAAAGCCGAACTCGATCAAGTAGTTGATCCTTTTAGTGACATGCCAACTGGACAAGTTACATTCTGATGGATAGCACTTGCGCTGAATGCAAGTACCACAGCACAGAGAGCAATTCCGCTCCCTGTGTTTCTTGCATTAATGATAAAGACAAACCAAACTATGAAAAGAGAGTGCCACTAAAATGATTAACCTAATCAAGAAAGCTATATCTGCATGTACCAATGAGGCTATGACATTTAGTAAGTTTCAAAAAGCATTTAAACCAAAAGAGAAACAATTTAAATGCAATCTTAATAAATCTCAGGTGGAATTATTAACCGCGTGTTTCTATTTTGGAATATATAAATCAGAAGATTTAGAAGGATTAGTTAAAAATTATTCTGATTATAAAAGGATGGTTAAATGAAAACATCAAAATGGCGAGGCCATAATATATACGAAAGTAATGATATATGGTATTACCTAGATACAAGACAAAAGGTATATGATAACCCCCACAGAATATGTGGCCGGTGCATGAAGAGCAATATTGATAATGAACATGACTCATGTATTATTAATTTATCTAATGTGTTAAATGCCTGTTGTGGTCATGGTGATATTAATGATGCTTATGTTCAATTTAAAGATTATAAATGTATAAAAGGCCAAGAGGCAATAGACTATTTCGAAAGGATAAAAAATGAAGATACCAAAATATATTGACATAGCTGGAAAGCGTGTAGAGATAGTAATAGACCATAAGCATTGTATTGAAAATAAATATTATGGATGTTCATTGTACGATAAGAATATTATTATACTGGATGATTATAAGAAGTCTGGATTCGCGAAAGATAAAATTAAGCAAACTTTAATACATGAGGTAATTCACTATATAAATGCAGTGTTAAACCTTGATGACTCATCTAATGATAATGAAACATATGTAAACCCATTAAGTGAATTGCTATTTCAAGTAATACAACAGGTAGAGGAATAAAATGAGTGACGACAATACAAGCCTATTCTTAAAGAAAGTAATTGATCTAGAAACCAAAGTTAAGGAAGGTTATCTAATAGATGATGCTATACAGGGCATAGAAGCCTTAAAAGAATGGCTTGTATCTAACCGATACATAGTACAACATAGAACAGCACAAGCCTTCCTTACTTACCTATGGCAACATGACGGAAACTATCAAGATAGAAACGGCTTTGTATCATGGGTTAAATGTAAGCTGAAGTTTGCAGATATAAATGTAACGGAGACGGTTATTAATGGCGAGAAAGTCATATTTAAAAAGTTTCTTCCCTGGTCGCTGTCTTTCGGATCCTGCACACAAAAAAAGCATCAAGACTTTTTCAATAAACTTCAATCATTCGCTAATGCTAAATATCAGATAGACTTCGATAAATGGCTATCGGAATATGAAACCAACCCACATTTAATAGGATAAAACAAATGAGTCATGTAAGTAAAATTATTAGAATAATTAGTTATACAGACGACGGCCAAAAAGCATCAAGTATTATTGATCTAACTAATTGTATTGGATACAATGAAGAATATGACAAATGGACATCTTTGTCATACTCATTAATAATTAATTTAAGTAATAGTAATAGTTTTGAATCATTTATATATTACTTTAAAGAAAAATGGGAGATAAAAAAATATCAAAAAGATATAGATATTGTACTAGGTGTTATAGTATGACAAAATATATAATGAATAAGGCTAAAATAATGACATACGAACAAATCGCATTTAAAGAACTAAGCAAGCCACATGGGTTTTTAACAATCAAAAAGATACATGAGCTGACTAATGGCAACCATGGAACCAGTGTTATACGTGACCTTAAAAAGAACCATAGCATATACGACTGCGAGAGAAAGAACCCAAAGACCGGCAAGTATTTTAAGGTATACATGATGGGAAGGAAATTCTAATGAGCCTCACAATATACGATAAAATAAAATATATGTTATCTAAACCAACAGTACGCAACAAAGTGCATGAAAGTATGTATAGGTCATATGATGTAGTCGCCATTATATGCGAAATGTTAGAGAAAGACTATCCCAAAAGTGCTATAAAAGAACTTATAGATTATTACTACACAAGCGAACAGAAAGAGGATAATAATAATGACTAAGCAAGAACTCATAACCCAATGCTGTGTCTGCAGCCGGATAAAACTTATTGACGACTCATGGAGCATACAACCAGTACATTATAAAAGCGATAACTACAAGATCAGTCACGGATATTGCCAAAACTGTTACAAGGTAGCCATAGCAGAGATAGACGCAGTTAAAAAAGCAATAAGGAGTAAATAATGTACAACGAAAACACAATAGAAACCGATGACTACACCGAGTATGACACTGGCCTAACATCATGGGCTATAGACGGATACATCATTGTAGTAAGAGTAAATAAGGAGTAAGGAATGAAGGTAGAAAATACAAGATACGGTTTTATCTGGAATAACCTACACGTCGAAAGGGTATCAGAAGAGAAAGGCGGTATATATTTATATCTATGTACAGATAAAGAGCATACGACATTAAGAATAACTAAGGGTGGTAAGATTAAATTATACGAACCCGAAAAGCATTTAAAAAGCCAACACATTGACTATTACATGAGAAGGAGAGAATAATGAAATGGCTAAGAAATAAAATATTATACTTTTTATTTTGGTTACTTTATAAAATAACAGGTGCTAAGACAAGGCAAGGATTAAAAAATATAGTTAAGTATTATACAGATAATGAGTGTAGTCTTGACGATTTAATATGACTATTAGCCTTGTAATATTACAGGATAGATGCTATACTTATATTCCAGTAATTGGCTAGGGGTTGATCGCTCCTAGCCGTTCACATATTATTGGATAACTAAAATTACTGGAGAAAAATCAATGGCAAAAAGATTCACAGACACAGACAAATGGTCTAAAAGATGGTTAAGAAAACTGTCATTAAAACATAAAATATTTTGGATATACCTATTAGATTCATGTAATCATGCAGGCATATGGGAGGTAGACTTCGATTTATTTAATTTTTTATTTAAAGTAGAATTAGATGAAACAGAATGCTTAAATATATTAGGGGAAAAAATAGTTGTATTCGATGATGGAAACAAATGGTTTATCCCTAAGTTTATCGAGTTCCAATATGGCGAGTTAAGAGATAATAATAAGGCACATTTATCAGTAATCAATCTAATTAAAAAACATAAGTTAGAAGATCACACAATAAAAGTAAATGCAACTGTAAATAACGGTGTAAAATCAAAGACGAAACAAAGGCTTTTAGTAGCAACTAACTTTACATGCACGTATTGTGGTAGAGAATGTGAGCCTCATTTTCTTCAAATTGACCATGTACTTCCAAGAAATAAAGGTGGTAAAAATAGGGATGACAACTATGCAGTATCATGTTCAACGTGTAATCAACAAAAATCTGACTTATTATTAGATGATTTTATTAAAAAGTATGATCTAAATAAAGAGTCAATTATTAAAAGATTAAATATTCAAGGTGCTTATATAGCCCCTACAGTAGGGGTTAAAGATAAAGATAAGGATAAAGAAAAAGATAAGGTTAAGGTTAAGGATAAAGATAAAGAAACCTTTGAAATATTCTGGAAATTATATCCTAGAAAAGACGATAAAAAAGGAGCATTCGTCAAGTGGGAAAAGTTAAATGATAAAGAACGTAAAGAAGAATGCCGTGTACATTTTTAAATAAAAGAACTTGGGAAAGTGAAATTATAACAGACAGCAAACAAGGCTTCCAAGATAAGATAGAAACCATATCAAAAGAAGAATACCAAAACGGAGGATTTTAATGAACATTAAAGATACAATATTACAAATGCAGGCTAATAGCAACCAAGAACCTAGAATAATTGATGATTTTGAGCTACAACAAAAAGAGGATGAAAAGAAACGTATTGAAGTAAACCTTAACGGCATACTAGATGCTAAATACAAAGATATAACATTTGATGATTTTAGCATCCTGCCCGAAAACCAAAAGACTATTGATAATATTAAATCATGGCTTGATAACTACAAACATGGTAAATGGTTAGTGATTAAAGGCAACCAGGGGACTGGTAAAACAATGCTTAAAAATATCATTATGAGAGAGTTGTATTTACGATATAAAATCAAGTCATACAATACAACCCTTTATACTTTATATATTGATTACTTAGATGCTTTAAGAGATGGCAAAACAGGATCAATGCTAGACTCTTTAGGTAATTCTAAAATGCTGATAATTGATGAAATTGGAAGGAGACAATCAACAGAGGCACTAAAAGATTTTATCTTTGAAGTTATGGATAGATTATATCTAAACGGTGGTAGTGCTATTTTAATTACTAATGATAAAACCGTAACTGGTTATATTGATGAAAGTAGACTAAAAGAAGTCGGTATATCACTTGCCTTGATTGGCAAAGATTGGAGAGTATAAAATAATGGAAACACATGACTTTCACTATAAAGACTATGATCTAGTAGCCACTTTAAACGATGGCGAACTTGAAAAGATATGTATAGACGGATACTGGGAAGACGCTAATATAGAGCTAGCCTTAACACCTGACCTGGTAGAAGCATTTAAAAAATCATACATGGCAGTAAAAGGAGAATTAAAATGATAGACATAATTAAAATATATAACGAAGGGCAGAGTAAGTATAAAATAGGTGACTCAATATTGATAGGCTTGAGTCATGGTGTATGGCATTATCATATTTCAAAGGATTCAACAGTAGGGAAATCAATAACCATTTATGAATTAATGCTTAATCCCAAATACAACCTAATCCCCACCCTTGAAACGAGTGATAAGTATAACAAGGCTTTTAAAGAATGGCTTAAAGGTCAAACTAAAAAAGACTTCTGCATCATTCTCCATAAAGGTCAATATTATCTTGTAGTTGATGTCAAAGTCATAGAAGCAAATCTGCAAGGTGAGATTAAGCTTCCAATGACTGCTGAAATGCTACTAGGTTACCACATAGAGTTTATAAAAGGGAGCATGGTATGATTGAATCACATATAACCCTTAACCAGGTATCTAACTGGATAGCTGAACATGATAATATATGGGCGGATATAACAGACTCACTATGGAATACTGAACCCGATGAAATGCAACTAAGCCGGGCAAGTATAATGCAAGTATGGAACGCTAAATATTGTGCTTGCGGAATAACTGACGGATACAACCAAATGATAGTTATTAGAGATAAAAGGAGATAATATAATGGTTGCATACACAAACCCACAACCCCAAGAGTTATATTTTGTAAAACATGAAACTTTAGTTAATTACCATAAACAGCTAGAACTAAAAGACATAGAAATTGCAGAGCTTAAACGTCAAATAAAATTTATGGCTAAGATGGCGAATGAGATAGCCGATACAAATAAGGCAATTAAAATACTAACAAAGGAGATAATATAATGGTACTAGATTTAGTTTTAACATATTACTGGTATGACGAAATATTAAGCGGTAGAAAGACAAATGAATACCGTGAAATAAAAGACATATGGATTAAAAGAATATGGAATAACAGGGATAAAATAACACATGTAAGGTTTCATCGTGGCTATACAATGACAACAATTACAGTTAGAGTTGATAGAATACATAAAACAAGTTGTCCATATGAGGGATGGGATGATAAATATTTTAATATTTATTTAAATCAAGATGATGTTTACGCACTAGAAACAAAGGAAATAATATAATGGCATATTTTAGTAATGGAAGTGAAGGGATGGTATTCGATGAAGAATGCAGCACATGCAAATATGGTCAAGACCCATGCCCTATTGCGTGGGTACAGAGGGTATATAATTATGACGCTTGCAATAATGAAGTAGCTAGCAAAATACTTAATGAATTTGTGAAAGATGACGGTAAATGCGCAATGAAAGAGTTTATGAAAAAATACAAGGGAAAACATCCCGACCAATTAAAGTTAATATGAGGAGATAATATGAAAGTATATTGTGAAGTATGTAAGAGTATGAAAGAGTTTGAGGTATCCTTCGGAGATATTATATGTCTTAAATGTAGGCTTGTAGTATTAAGCTTTGATAGGGACGTAATAATTGAGGAGGCAAAATGAGTATATGTAATGAATGTGGAGTTGATCACCTTGACCATTTAGGGCTAAGTGGTACATGTGAGAGATTACAGAAAGCTATAGAGTGTATAAAGTTTTATGCTACAAATATTAAGATAACAGATGTGGTAGAAAATAGCGATATAATATCATACACAAAGCAGCATACATACGACGGCGGTAAAAAGGCGAGGGAACTATTAGGCGAGATAAAAGGAGAGTGATATGTTAGAAATAATAATATTGATAATAACCATGTTTGCCGTAGGCTTTGTATGGGGGCGTGGGTGGTCAGAAGATAAAGATAAGCTTATTATGCAATCATTAAAAGCAGTCACTAACGAACTTGAGGACATTGTAGAAGCCTTTAACGCCACTGGGGATTTAGGCGATTACAAGGAATCAAGAGATATAATAGATCGAGCCTTAGAGCTTATTAAGCAAGATAAGACTGATAGTATCCGAAAATCCGAAAAGTCTCTTAGATCGGCTACAATCGGCCAAGGATAGGGTATTATGAATGTATTAAGTTTGTTTGATGGGATGTCCTGTGGGCAAATTGCACTCAATAGAGCAGGGATTAAATATGACAAGTATTATGCTAGTGAAATAAAGGAACATGGTATAAAAGTTACTAAGCATAATTACCCGGATACAATACATTTGGGTGATGTTACTAAAATAGACTTTTCCGGATTGCCTAAAATTGATTTATTAATAGGGGGTAGCCCATGCCAGGACTTTAGTAGAGCAAATAAAAATAGGTTAGGGCTAAGAGGTGATAAATCAGGTTTATTTTATTATTATCTAAAAGCATTAGATTTGTGTAAACCTAAATACTTTTTATTAGAAAATGTGATAATGGACAAAAAGCAGGCTGAGATAATTAGTAATGAAATGGGTGTGTATCCAGTCAGGATTAATAGTTCCTTAGTATCAGCTCAATTAAGAGATAGACTATATTGGACAAATATCCCAGGGGATGATATACCGGATATGTTTAGTAGGTCAATAGCACAACCAAAAAACAAGAAAATAAAATTACAAGATATTTTAGAAAGTGGCTATGTCAAAAGAGAAAAAAGTCCTTGTGTTCTTGAGGGGTGGTCAAGACAAATGGTATTAACTAATAAACCATATATGTTAAGGCGCCATAACAAATATATGTTTCAAATTGTATTTATAACAAAAGAAATAGAAAGTAATAATATAAGAACATTAAGTACTATTGAAATTGAAAAACTACAAACCGTACCAATCGGGTATACCGATATACTTAAAAATTGGAAAAATCAAGTGTGTTTATTAGGTGACGGCTGGACAGTTGATGTGATAGCACATATATTTAAAGGATTAAAGCATGAAGTTCAAAAGTAAGAAGGCATTAGCCGAACATATAGGCATACGCACAGCAAATCTATATTATAGGTTAGTGAAATTAGGTATAAAGCTATCTAAGAAAAACGGATACTTTAATGTACCTCCAGATATAATTGCAACGCTATCTATAAGCCGCTATGCAGGTATTGGTTATAAGAAATCAATCGGTGATAACTGGGTGGTAGATAAAGAGCAGGAAGTTATAGAGCGTGACAGGATATACCGGGAAACTCATAGAGCAGTTCCGAGATTTAAAAAACATTTATATACATAAGCATTGAAACATAGTATAATAAGTAACTCAATATATATAGGGGGAGCGCAACACTCCCCCCATTAGTTGAGTAAATAAATATATTGAGGATAACATAATGAATGAACTTACAACTATAGACGGATATTGCAAAGTATCACAAACAAGCCTAACATTTAAAAGAGATGTTACAAAAAAAGAATGGCAACAGGTGTTTAATGCCTGTAACCATATAGAGGGATGTATACAGTTTTGGATAGGTGACTTATTAAAATATAGAGATCAGAAGTGGGGCATGTATGAGGATGTAGCAGAGGAAACAGGAATACCATTAAAAACATTAAAAGATTATAAGTATGTTGCTGATAGTGTAAAAGAGTCCGAACGTACGGACAATTTATCATGGTCGCATCATCAAAAAGCTGCATCTTTAGAACCTGAAAAACAAAAAGAGTTTCTTGAAAAAGCAGTAGAGGATAAACTTACAGTAAGAGAATTAGCAAATGAAATAAAAGAAGAAAAACGAAAAGAGCAGTTTTCCAAAGAAGTAGAAATACCGAATGATATATTTTCTGTTTTGTATGTAGATCCTCCATGGTCGTATAATGACAAATGTGAAAGTGGTGCTATACAGTCAGGTGGAGCAGATAAACATTACCCTACAATGTCAATACAAGAAATGATATACATGGATAAACCAAAAATAGATGATAATGCTGTATTATTTATGTGGGTAACTTCACCATTACTAGAAGAAGGGTTTGAATTAATAAACGGGTGGGGATTTAAATATAAAACATCCTTTATATGGGATAAAGTAAAACACAACATGGGGCATTATAATTCCGTAAGGCATGAATTGTTATTAATATGTACTAAAGGTAGTAAGACACCAGAAAATATTAAATTATTTGATAGTGTGCAGACCATAGAAAAAACCAAAAAACATAGTGAAAAGCCACCAGAGTTTGGAAATATAATAAATACTTTATATCCATCATCAAAGAAAGTTGAAATGTTTTGCAGAGATAAAAAAGATTTCCATGATGATAAATGGACAATATGGGGTAATGAAGTATGACACCATATTACGAACATTGCAATGAAAAAGGATTGCAGTATCAAGATTTTGTCATGGACGTTTTAATTAAAGAAATAGGAATCTCTCTAAGTAATTATTCAAGTAAAAAATATCAATATAATGTAGGTGAAAACAAACAGGGTATTGAAATAAAGTATGATGATAAGCACAAGGAAACAGGTAATATATACATAGAGGTAGCAGAAAAAACAAATAAAAATAATCCTAATTATGTAGATAGTGGTATTATGAGATCAGATAATACATGGTTATATCTGATAGGAGATTATAGCACTATATATGTATTTTCTAAAAAGCAATTATGCCTTATAGGTAATACTAAAAAGATATTTGAAATTAAAGGAGGTACTTCTAAAGGGTATTTGTTAATAAATAATGAAGTAGAGAAATATGTAATTAAAAAAATAATAGTCAAGGAAACTCCATGAAAGCAATAACAATACTTATACTAGCCTGTAACCTATACAGTTACACATTAAATGATGTATCCAGGTTTATCCTGTCATATCCAAATAATAAGTTGACGGCTGAGGAGGTTTATTTCTTCGTATGGCAATGCAAGGCTTTTACTATTCACCCACTTATGGCACTTACAATACTGGAGAAAGAAAGTAGTCTAGTCACTAATCCTGTTGGTATGGGTAGGTATAATTTCAGACATCATCGTGCGTTTGGTTATAACCTAATAGCATCTACATGGACATCCACGGGAAAATATTATCAATTCGGGTTCTTTACGGTACAATGCCATAGCGGTATAAAAGCATTGAGGAAGAGTATAGACAGATGGGAACGAAAAAAATATAAACTTGTAAGCATGTCTGTTAACGATGGAGAAAAGCAGGATGTTGATAATGTACTAGATTATTTACTTTTGAGGTATACCCCTTATAGTAAATGTATAACTAATTATAAGAAAATATTTGCGAAATTTGAGGCAAGGTGGAATGAGGTGAATAAATGATATTCGATAATGAAGATTTATTTCAACTGGCTGTAAACGCGGACCTTAGAAAACTTAATATACCATTTCGCCATAGGTCAAAGTCAAAAAGTTTAAAAGGCCAGGCAAAGAATGTATTTACTATCAACGGTGTAAGGATGGCCTGGCTTGATCTTATAATATACCTACCAGACGGAGAGACGGTATTTTGTGAGTTAAAGCATGGCAGAGGTAAACCAAGCGAAGAGCAAAACAATTTTATAGACCATTTTAGTAAGCTAGGATATAGATGTTTTAGAGCGTGGGACTGGGATGACTGGGAGTTTGTTAAAAATGTGATAGGAGTAATCAAATGAATAAAAAGAAAGTACTAAAAATACTACGTGAGAACCAAAGAAACATGGTTTTACTTCAAAAAGAACTTGATAGCTTACCAGATGATATTAAAAAGCTAACTGACGGGAAAATAAATTGTAAGGTAAGGATAGAATATGACTGGCAAACAACAGAAATATAAACCTACAGAGCAAAGCCTTGTATTATTCTGTGAGTGCTACAAGCGTGATAGAATGAGTATATACGACGTCAAAGAGTTTTTGGAATGTTCTACCAAAACAGCCAAGAGAGCAATGCAAAATATATATCAGATAGCAGACCATGCTGTTTTTGACGTAAAGTTTGAACGTGATGAAACGACAATATACGAACAGCCTGTATATCTATCAGTCAGGGATAATGCATATTTTACAGTTAATAAGTGAGTAAATAATGGACAGTCAAGAGATAAGATTACAATGCTTTAAACGAGCCAAATGGCGGTGTGAAATATGCGGTTTGCCTTTAGTCAATGAGAAAGCTATACCACAATTAGCTCATATCGTTAAACAGTCTAAATATAATATCAAGAGATATACCAAAGAAGTGATACACCACCCCGATAATATAAAGGTAGTATGTGGATTGACCTGCAATAGCAAAGTAGATTTAGGATTTGCAGATGAGTTAATTAGGGTACATTTAGAAAAAATTATGGATAAGATAAAAAATGCTTGACTTTTGGCATTATTAATTATATAATTAATATATGAAAAACACAGTGATTAAAAGCATATCAATTGACCTTAAATTATGGAGACAAGCTATGATAAAAGCTATTAAAAAAGGTACCACAGTATCTAAAATAATAAGCGATCATTTGAGGCTATGGATATCTAAATGAAAAAGATTAATATAAGTACACCACGTACCCTCTTTGGTGAGTTTGCGTATGAAAATAAAATATAAGAATTAGGAATTAAGGAGTAAGTAATGGGACATAGACTAACACAACGCATACTTGAATGTGATGTATGTGGTAAGGTAGAAGAGGATGGTGAGTATATGTGGGAAATGGGAACCGAAGTATGGTGTAAAGATTGCTGTGACAGAGTAGACGAAACACCAAATGATAAGGAGTAAGTAATGAAAAGAGTATTTACAAAAGAGGAAGTCGAAGAGCACGTATTTTTGAATGATGTTCACACTTATAGAGGTGGTAGTAGAAGATGGTCAAGAACTAATGAAACTGTAGTTAAGGTTGACGGAAAGTTCTATAAATTATATTGGGAGCAAGGATTAACAGAATCACAAGAAAATTACTTTGAAGAGCAAGAAACAGAAGAGGTAGAGTTAAAAGAGTATGAAAAGACTATAAAGGTCAGCGAGTGGATTATAAAAAAGTAACCATTATATCTGCCTATCTTAAACGATGGGTAAGCAAGGATAAATAGTATTAGATTGGTGGAATACAATAAGCGTTATAGGACTGGTACGCTATATAAATAACAGTTGGAGGCTTTACCAAAGTCGAAACATATAAAATGGTAGCCTTGCCACGGCTTTAACTGGCTTTGTTTTAAAATAATTAGGAGGCATAAATGAGTAAACCAAAAACAATGAAGATAGATGATGTAGAGTATGTAAGAAAGGACTCAATATCAAGTAAGGCAGAGAGTATTGATGGTATGGATTGCGTTATGATACGTACCTATTCAGCAGGGGTACATTACGGATACCTTAAAAGGCGTGATGGTAAAGAAGTTGAATTACTAAAGTCTAAAAGGGTATTTAGTTGGTCAGGGGCTTGTTCATTATCACAATTAGCTGTTGAAGGTTCTAAATGTAAAGAAAATTGTAAAATAGCAATGGAGGTACCTAGTATTATTTTAACTGAGGCAATTGAGGTTATACCTATGTCAAGTGATGCATTGGAAAATCTTAATAGTATAGAGACATGGAAGAAATAGATAAAATACATAAAAGCTCTGGCTCTGGCTCTGGCGATGGCTATGGCTATGGCTCTGGCTCTGGCTATGGCTCTGGCGATGGCTCTGGCTCTGGCTCTGGCTCTGGCGATGGCTATGGCTATGGCTCTGGCTCTGGCTATGGCTCTGGCGATGGCTCTGGCTATGGCTATGGCTCTGGCGATGGCTATGGCGATGGCGATGGCTAAAAAATATTGACTTTGTGTCCTACTTAGTAGCCCTCGGTAAGGCTTTAAAAGACCGGAGATTTATAGGAGTGTGATATGAAATGCGATAATAAAGCCTGTGATTTTTACAGTGTAGACAATGAAGGCAACTGCGAGGTGAGAGGCAGAATTGGTTTTGCGACGATATTTGACTACTGCAAACACTACAAAGAACCTATTAGTGATCTTAGAGTAAAATGTAATAGAGCAAATAGGCATGTTATTGATGGTAGTCAAGAAGTATTTAATAATGCCATTGTAGAAGAGATAGAGGCACTAAAGAAATGATTAGTACATATAAATCTGTCAAAGGTGCGTGTAGTTATTTATATAAAAAAGACTATGAAAAACACTTTAATATATTGCCATATTCTAAAAATGGATACCTAGATAGCCAAAAGAAATATCAAGAGCCTGAACGAGCAAGGAAACGGATTGAATCATGGAAAGCAAAGATAAAATTATACAAGCTAAACACAAACTAAGAGAGGCAAAGCGGAAAGCATGGGAGAAATTAAAAAACCCAAAACTTGCACAGTTGAGAAATGTATGAGCCAAATTATAATGAGTAACTTTACATGGGAAGTGTGTAAGGTATGTATGCATAATAAGAAGGATTAGAGATGGC